AACAGATATATCTAGAATGAGGAGAGGCTAGTGAAAATAATATTTGGAACATTGGTAATAATTATTATGGCTTTAGGAGTTTATATTCAGTCAGTAATAATATCAGAAAAGAAACAAGGTAAAAGAATACCTTTATTTTGGGAAAAGGAGTAATTATGAGTTATTATGATACAGATGAGATCTATCATCAAGTTGGTGATCTCACAAAAGAAGTGATGGCAAAATTTGATGCCATTGAAAAGAAGTTAGATGATTTAATTGCATTAAGAGATCTTGATGTAAATAATGAAATTCATTCATTTCAATTAAATGATCGATTTGCAACTGTCTTTCAAACACCAAGTGGTACATATGGTATTGTTATGAAAGAAGGTGGAAAGGTAATTGGTAAGGAACTCTTTCCAGGTAAAAGCGAATCATATGCTGAAAGTGCTGCAGAAAATTTTGTACACAGAATTAAAAATGTTTGAGACTTTTATTGCAGTTGGATTAGCATTAATATTGGTGGAGTTAATAAAGATTTGATTATAGACCAGGCCGCAACACCACAACTCCTTATCAATACCGCGGTCTGGTCACCTTGGAGAATTTATGGCAAAGAATAAATTAAGAGAAAAACTTAAAAAGAATCGAATAAGTTTAGATATTAAGCACTGGGGTAATGAACCATTCTATGAGAATACATTAGACCTAAGTGAAGTTGAAAGAGCCAACGCATGGACAAAAGGCGCAGGTTGGTATAACTATTTTTATAAGTCAAAAGACTATATTCCAGCAGTGATGGCTTATGCTGCTCATATAGGATATGCTAAAAAAGAAATTACTCAACTTAAAAAGCTTAAAGATTGGAAGTTTATTAAAGTTGCCAAAAGCGCTCAACTATGGGCAAGAGGTTATGAATACACTGAAAGTGAAATTGCTTGGCATAAAGAAATATTTGATCAACTACTTCAAGATGCTAAATTAATTATTGCTGAAAAGAAAGCAGAAGAAAAAGAAAAACCAAAACCTCCAACACCAGCTGAAAGAGCATATAATCGTATGATGGATACTGTCTATATGGATTGGGATATGCAAGTAGTTGATAGTTGGTTAGATGGTAATTACAAAGTAAAATTTCCAGTATATGAACTATGGAAACAACACGGGTTGAAAGGTAATACTATTGCTAAGTTTAGAGAATTTGTTCAATTTGAATATGACGTCATATCTGACGCATATAATAAAACGTGTGAACAAGCTGTAGAAAACTATTCTCATGTCAAAAAGTCTGATTTAAAACAGATGATGAAGACAATGGAAAGTATTTTTGCAGATCTTGATCGTTTGAAAGATGGATTTAAAGCTACCAAATTACCAAGAGCTAAAAAACCAAAAGCTTCAGACGTACAAGTAAGAAACCTGAAATATAAAGAAGAAGATGTTGAAGCTAAATTAGTTTCTATTAATCCTATTCTCATTCCAGGTAGAAGAAAGCTGTTTGTGTATAATACAAAGCAACGTAAGTTAACTGAATATGTCACAACAGCAACAAAAGGATTTGAGGTAAGTGGAACTACCTTAAAGAACTTTGATACAGAGTTAAGTAGAACTGCAACTCTACGAAAACCTGATGATATCTTACCATTAATACTTAATAAAACTGAAAGGCAAATTGAGAAAATATGGGATGATATTACTACAAAAATAAGTAAACCCAACGGTCGAATTAATATCGACTGTATACTCATGAGGACGTTTGAATAATGTTAACAGTAGGTAAAACATTCCCTGAATTCTCACTGCAGGGAATAGATAAAAATAATCAATTTGTGAGAGTTGGAGTAGATGCAAGTTATCAACCTTTGAAAAAAGATTGGACTGTAATCTATTTTTATCCAAAAGACTTTACATTTATCTGTCCAACAGAAATTGCTGGTATGGATGTATTAGTAGAGCACGCTAATGTGATTGGTATTAGTGGTGATAATGAGTTCTGTAAATTAGCATGGAAACAAGATAACGAAATGATAGGTAATATTAATCATACTCTTGCAGCTGATTGTGGACTTGGTTTATCACATGCCTTAGGTATTGTCAATGAAGAGGAAGGTGTTTGTTATAGAGCAACTTTTATTATTGATAAAGATTCAATTGTACAACATGTATCTGTGAATGCATTAGATACTGGTAGAAATGCCAATGAGGTATTAAGAACTCTTAAAGCATTACAAGCAGGTGGATTAACTGGTTGTGCATGGGATGAAGGAGATGATTTTGTCAACTGATCCAATAAAAGAAAAAATCATGACGCGAAAAAGATTCTCTGCAGCTGTGGAGAATTTAGTCGCTTCAGGTAATACAACTTATATTGATGCTGCTGCTTATGTAGTTGAACAAAGAGGTTTAGATTATCGTAATCTTAAAAAACTTCTTACTGATTCTCTTAAGCAAAAGATCGAAGCAGAAGCCTCAAGTCTTAATCTTATAAGAACAAAAAAAGGTAATAAACTGCCTGTATGAATGATCCTTTCGAGTCATATAAGTTATATAACGCTTTAAAGTTACACTTTGAATCTGATTCATATGATGCTTTAAAATATAACTTTAAGACTTCTGTAAAGCCAACATCATTCTTTAAGAGAAAAGACAAGTTCTTCTTCGCAAAGTTAGCAAAAACATATGAAAGAGATTTAAGAGAATTCTATGTTGCTAACTTTAAAAACGATGTTAAGTATGTCGGTGATATGCTTAATGAAGGTGGCGAAAGATACTATCGTGAACATAAAAAAGTAATGGAGTCTCTTTCGTATCAGTTTGAAAATGATATAAATAAATTACGTGATTTGGATGTAGAGTTTGATTCTCTTCTAGAAGCAGAAGAAAACAATCATCCATTGATCGTTCGTCTTTGGATGCAAGATGAGATACTCTTAGAAACAGTAGTCATTTTGGATGCATTGACAGGATTTGTAGAACGTGAAAATAAAAAGATTACGGACACAATTATATGGCCGGACATCTATCGTAAGATTATGAAATACAAACCATTCGTAAAGTTCAATAAAGACAAATGTGTAAGTTTGTTAAAAAAGACCTTTACAAAACCACAATAATGTGGTATAATATAACTATAATATTATGTATAAAGTGGATAATTCAGTAATATACAGGAGAAATATATGTCACTAGAAAATCTAAAGAGCATGCGAGGCTCATCTATCGATAAACTCGTAAAAGCAGCGGAAGCTGTATCCACAACAAAAACCGAATCTAATTCTTACGATGATGATAGGTTTTGGAAACCAACCAGAGATAAAGCAGGAAATGGTTATGCTGTGATTCGATTCTTGCCACAAAGAGAAGGTGAAGATCTTCCTTGGGTAAGATATTGGGATCATGGTTTTAAAGGTCCTACTGGTCTATGGTATATAGAAAACTCTTTAACCTCTATTAATCAGCCTGATCCAGTGTCTGAACATAATTCAGTACTCTGGAACTCTGGAAGAGATGAGGATAAAGCTCTCGCTAGGGAACAGAAAAGACGTCTACATTATGTGTCAAATGTATTAGTTATTTCTGATCCTGATAATCCACAAAATGAAGGAAAAGTATTCCTTTATAAGTTTGGTAAAAAGATCTTTGATAAAATCATGGATGTTATGCAACCACAATTTGCCGATGAAACTCCAGTAAATCCATACGATTTCTGGGAAGGCGCTGATTTTAAATTAAAAATCAGAAAAGTTGAAGGTTGGGTAAACTATGATAAGTCAGAATTTAGTGCTCCATCAGCTTTATTTGATGGCGATGAAGGAAGACTTAATGAAGTATATGGACAACTCTATGCTTTACAAGACTTTTTAGATCCTAAGAACTATAAAACTTATGATGAGTTAAAAGCCAAACTTAATAGAGTGTTAGGCGTTGACGCAGGAGTATCAATGGACGCTCCAGCTCCAGCACCAGTGGTTGAAGCACCAACATTCGCATCTGATGATACACCATTCGCCGAGAATGAAAGTCAAGAAGATGACACTTTAAGTTATTTTGCTAGATTAGCAAAAGAATCGTAGTCGCTTAGGCGGCCAGGCTGGGTAAGTATACATGCCGCAGTCGAAACTTAGGGAGCCGCTATGGCTCCCTTTTTTTATCTACGTGATGCTTGTAAATCACCAGTGGTTGGTGACATTGGTGTTTGATTATAAGATACGTTAGTTCTTCTACTATTATCTGTTGGAGCAGATGATGTAACTTGAGCAACTAAGTTTTGTTGAGTTAGGCCTTGATTACCTTGTTCATTTTGTTGAGATCCTACTAATATTTCATCCCCACTAGCTGTAAATCTACCTTCTGCTTCAGGCAATGGTAATCTTTCTCCTGTTTCAGGATTGATTCCTGCATATTCATATATAGAATCAGG